CGCGACCGACTCCCTGATCCCTTACGCCCGCAACGCGCGGACCCATTCTCCGGACCAGGTCGACCAGATTGCCGCGTCCATCCGCGAGTTTGGATTCACGAACCCCATCCTGATCCGCGAGGACGGCTCGATCATCGCGGGCCATGGTCGTCATGCCGCCGCGCGGAAGCTTGGCTTGGCTGAAGTCCCGACCATTTGCCTCTCCCACCTGACGCCGACCCAGGTGAAGGCCTATGTCCTGGCCGATAACAAATTGGCCCTGAACGCCGGCTGGGACGACGCGATGCTCGCGCTCGAAATGCAGGAGCTGAAGGACGAGGGGTTCGACCTTTCCCTCATGGGGTTCAGCGCCGGCGAGGTCGACGCGATCTTCGCGGAGTGTACCGTCGATGGTTTGACCGATGAGGACGACGCTCCCGATGTTCCCGAGGATCCGCAGACGCGACCTGGGGATGTATGGATCTGCGGCCGGCACCGTGTCATGTGCGGAGACGCCGCCAGCTCTGAAAGTATTACCCAATTATTGCAGGGCAGGAAGGCCGACCTTTGGATAACCGACCCACCGTACAATGTCGCGTATCAGGGCGGCACAAAGGAAAAGCTGACCATCCAGAACGACTCCATGTCCGCGGAGGACTTCCGCGTTTTTCTCCGAGGCGCTTATTCCGCGGCCGATCAAAACTTGAAAGAGGGCGGCTCGTTTTACATCTGGTACGCCGGTGTCGAGAGCTACAACTTCATTGGTGCCGGCCTTGATATCGGCTGGGATCCGAAGCACATCCTTTACCATATCTGGAAAAAGGACGCGCTCGTCCTGGGGCGCTCCGACTATCAGTATATCCATGAGCCGTGTCTCTACGGCTGGAAGTCTGGCGCCGCGCACTCCTGGGAGAGCGACCGCTGTCAGACGACCGTTTACGAATGCAAACGCCCGCGGCGCTCCGGCGTCCACCCGACGATGAAACCTGTCGAGCTGTTTGCCTACCAGATTGGCAACTCGTCGAAGAAGGGCGAGGTCGTCCTGGACTCCTTTGGCGGCTCCGGGACGACGATGATCGCTTGCGAGGAAATCGGACGGTCCGCGCGGCTGATGGAGCTCGACCCGAAGTATTGCGATGTCATCGTCCGGCGCTGGATGGAATTCACCGGCAAAACCGCGACGCTTGAGAAGGACGGACGGCCCTTCGTCGCCTGATGCCGATCTCGCAGACCCAGCTTGCGGAACGATGGGAGCTGTCGAAGGGACGCATCTCACAGCTTGTCACCGCCGGTATGCCTCTCGACTCTTTCGAGGCCGCGGAGAAATGGCGCGCCGAACGCCACGCGGAGACTGGCATCGCTCCGTCGAATTACCGCCTGGACCCTGGCGAGGTCCCGCGCGTCGAGGTCCCTGCCGATGCTCCGCCGTCGGCTGATCCGAAGGCCGCGCCGACGCTTGAGACTTTCGAGACCATCCTGGAACGCCAGCGCATCCTCGTCCAGCTCTCGCGCAATCAGTATATTCAGGCCGTCCGCGCCGGCTCTCCCCAGCAGTCGAAACTTTACGCGTCGTATGATAAAACGGTCAACACGCTGACCAAATTAAAAGCCGAGTCCGACCGTCTCGCCGTGATCAGCCGTGAGTATATCCGCGCGGCCGACGCGACTGACGAAATGCGCCGGCTGATGAGCGAGGTCGTCAACCGTTTGGACAAGCTTGCGCTGGATGTTGCCGAGTCCTGCAACCCCGAAAACCCCGCGCGCGCCGTGAAGGTGCTCGAGGCCTGGACCCGAAAGGTCCGCGAGGAATTGTCCCGAGATGGATAAGGCCGAGCTTCGCGCGATCGGGAAGAAGGTCCTCAAACCTTCCGAGTCCGGCGACATCGTCGAATGGCTCGAGGCGAATGTCGAGGCCATCCCCGACTCTCCGATGCCTGGTCCCTTTCGATCTGAAAGGACGCCATGGATTGCGTCGGCCCTTCGCATCATGGCGGATCCCGAGACAAAGATGGCCTGTCTCCTGGCGAGCATCCAATCCGCAAAGTCCCTTGCGGCGCGCCTGTTCACCTGCCACATCATCGCGAACGCTCCAGGCCCTTGCATGGTCCTACAGAGCAACGACCCCGAGGCCAAGGATTTTGCGATAAGGTACCTGCGGCCGATCTGGAACAACTGCCGGCCTGTCCGTGAAAGGTTCAAGGCCGACGACATGGAACGCTCGACGACGGCGGACTTCGACCGCATGACGCTTTACTGTCGCGGCATCTGGAATGAGTCCAACCTTCAGCGCCTGTCCCTTCGTTATGTCATCGTCGACGAATGCTGGCTTGCCCCTCCCGGCCACCTGGCAGAAGTCTCCGCGCGCGTCACGGCTTTCGGCTGGATGGGCAAACGCATTTTCATGTCCCAGGGCGGCCGCGAACAGCAGGAGTTTCATCAGCTGATGTCGCAGACCGACGAGCGCGATTGGAATTTCCGGTGTCCTCAATGCGACCACCTTCAGCCCTGGAAATGGTCCCAGGTCCGGATGCCAGAGTCCGCGAAAGTCGCCGGCAAATGGGACCTGCTTAAAGTGTCGTCCGGCACGACCTACGAGTGCGCCGGTTGCAAATGCCACCTGCCCGACACCAACGCGACCAGGCATGAGGTAAACCTGCGCGGCGAGTTTGTCGCGACGAAGGCCGCCACCCACGCCGGCTATGTCGGACTCCATTGGAACGCTCTCGCGACGATGTCCTGGGGCGAGCTCGCTGTCATGCGCCTGAAAGCGGAAGAGGCCCTCGAGGAATATGGGGACGAGGAACCGATGCGGATCTGGGTCCAGAAAAGGTTGGCCGAACCTTACCGCGAAAGCGCCGACGAGGTTAACTTTGAGCTCACCGGCGGAGACTTTAAAATGGGCGAGGATTGGCAGGAGGAGGGAGGGTTCGTCAACGGCCGTCCTGTCCCCTGGTCCCAGCTCAACGACGAAATGCGCGCGGCTCCGGACTTCGTCCCTCTCCGGTTCATGGGCATCGATGTTCAGAGGCGAGGTTTCTATTGGGTCGTCCGCGCTTTCTCCGGCGACGGCCGATCACGCCTGATCTCCTGCGGCTACTGTTTCACCTGGGGCGAGGTGTCCGATGCCCAGAAAAAGCACCGCGTCCACGCGGCAAACACTTTCGTCGACTCAGGCGACCAGCAGGACGAGGTCCTGGCGGCTTGCGCCACCCACGGATGGGTCGCCACCCGCGGCGATCAGAGAAACGACTTCCCCTGGAAAATCAGGACGCCGATCGGCATGAAGTCCGAGCTCCGTCCCTACTCCCCGCCGGTCGTCGAGGCCGTCGGCCAGAAGCGGGTCAAACGGTTTTATTTTTCCAACCTGCGCCTGAAGGACACCCTTAACCTGTTGATCCGCAGGGGGCGCCATCTTCGTCCGAAGGACGCGCCCGAGGAATACCTGACGCAGATGCAGTCCGAGAAGCGCGTCGTCTCCGTCTCCGGCCGTCCTATCTGGGAACAGATTGGCGACCGCGATAACCACTTCTGGGACTGCGAGGTCATCTGTATGCTCCCTGCCCTGGCCTGGAAGCTCACCGGCCGAGCCGAGCAAATCGTCGACGCCGAGGCCGGCGATCAAAAGCATGAGGATTGACTTTCGTCCTGGCCCTGACAGCTTGTCCATGCGCTTCCGATCTTCCGGGCATGGGATTTTGGAAGTGGCACCCCTTCGCCGTCCATCGCAGGACGGATTGACGGGGCCTGCCTTTGACTCCCGCGTAGGTTCATGGCGAGTCCCACCGGCTGTTTCCTTATTCTTTCCCAGGCGCGCATCGAAGCTATCGCGGAGAAGGCGGGCGACCTTTTGCTCGAGGGAAAGACCATGATGAGTTATTCTGACAGCGGCACGAGCGTGTCCAAATCCTTCCCGATGTCCGTCCAGCAGACGCTCATCGAGTGCCGGTACGCTCTCCAGATTAAGGACCCGGAACAATACGGATCTATCGACCGCGTCCGCGTCTATAACGGCCTTTGGAATTTCCGCGGCCTTTAATAATTCATGGCTCCTAAAAAAACGACCATCAAAAAGGCCATTCGCGAAGCTGTCCGCGATGTAAAAGCTTACGCTAAAAAGCGCGGTTTGAAGGCGCGCGCCGACGCCGGCGGCGGTAGCTCCGGTATCTTCTCTCAGTTCGAGGGCGCCAAATATTCCAATAAGCGGTCCTGGATCAACACGCCATGGCCGGCCGACCAGAAGCGGACGATGACCGTGTTCGACCGGCAGGAGCTCACGCGCAAAATGCGCTGGCTCTCCGTCAACGCCGGCCTGGTCCGACAGATGATTTCGGACAATGTCCTTTATGCGATCGCGGACGGCCTGAAGCCCCAGCCGGCGTCCGGCTCCTATTCCTGGGACCAACTGTCTTTCGCCTATTTCATGGATTGGGCAAACAAGCCCTGCGAAATCACCGGCCGTTACAATTTCTGGGAATGCCAGCAGATCGTCTGCCGGAAGGTCGATGTCGACGGAGAGATTTTCGTCCTCAAAACTTACGGTCCTGGCTCCGCGACGATGATTCAACTCATCGAGTCTCACCGCGTAGGCACTTCGGCGTCGGCCGCCGGCTCTCCCGATGGGATGTGGGACGGTATCCAATTCAACCGGTTCGGCGCCGTCGTCGGCTACAATGTCATCCGATCTGACGGAACGACGCGGCTCATCGGCGCCAACTCGATGCTCCATGTCTACCACCCTGAACAGGTCAGCGGCGCGCGCGCCTATTCCCCCCTTCAGCACTCGATCAACAACCTGATTGATATTCTCGAGATTTTGTCCCTCGAGAAAGTCGCAGTCAAAACGAGCTCCGACATTACCCGGACGATCACCCGAGAAAATCCTCAGTTTGACGGATCCGCCGCCGACTTCGAGGCCTTCGGTATGCGCCCGCAGGACTACCCGCAGGGCGTCTATACTAATCCGGAACAGGTCGGCTCGTTCATCGGCGGGAAAATACTTTCTCTCGCTCCTGGGGAGAAGCTCGAAAGTTTCCAAAGCCAGCGCCCCAACCAAAGTTTTAACGGCTTTATTGAACAGCTGGAGAAGGACTCCTGCGGCGGCGTCCTGCCGTATGCGTTTACCTCTGATCCCACGAAGGCCGGAGGCGCGGCCATCCGTCTCGTCGTCTCGAAGGCCGAGAGGCACTTCGGCTCCCGCCAGCACATGATCATGACGCGTATGCTGACGCCCATCTGGGGCTATGTCATCGGCAACGCGATTGCGCGCGGTGATCTCCCTCCGAACGACAATTGGCACAAGGTCAATTGGGTCACTCCGCGCCGCGTGACCGTCGACGCCGGCCGCGAGTCCACGGCCAACCAGACCGACATTTCGATGGGACTCAAAACCATCAGCGATCACTACGCCGAGCTTGGGATGGACAGCCGAGAGGAAGTCCGCCGCCGCGCGGCCGACGCGCGCATGATCATCGACACCGCGCAGGAGTTTAATGTCCCGCCGTCGATGATTTACAATCCTCAGAATGTCCCGATCGCGGATGTAAATTCTACCGCCGCCGCCTTCGGCACTCCGCCGCCTGGCAAACAATTCACCCCTATGTTCCCCGAAGAGAACCCCTAATTTTACGCCATGCGAAACCTGTCCAAAGATTACAAAAGCCAGCGCCCCCTGCTGATCAACCCTTCGCAGGCCGAGGCCTATCTCGAGCGCGCGGCCGGCGTCGAGCTCCCCTTGGGCGCCAAACTATCCGACATGGGAGATATGCTGGCCGCCATTTTTGGCGCCAAGGCCACGCTCCAAAAGTATCCGCCTTTCGCCGTCGTCCCTGTCCACGGTGTCATCGGACGCAACCTGTCCGATCTTGAGGCCATGTGCGGCTGTTGCGATGTCCAGGCCGTCGAGGAAATGATCGAAGAGTGCGAACGCGACCCCTCGATTAAAACCATCATCCTGGACTTCGACTCCCCCGGCGGCACTTCCGTCGGCGTCCCCGAGCTCGCCAACCGCGTCAAGGCCTGCTCGAAGGAGGTCATCTCTTTCACCGGCTCCGAGTGTTGCTCCGCGGCTTACTGGATTGCTTCCCAGGCCTCCCAATTTTACGCGACGCCCTCGAGCTCCGTCGGATCCATCGGCGTCTATATCGCTTATCCCGACCTGTCCAAAGCTTACGAGATGGAGGGCGTCCGCATGGATGTCATCCGCGCCGGGACCTATAAGGGCGCCGGCATCCCTGGCACCTCCCTCGATGCCAACCAGCGGAAAATGCTCCAGGACGAGGTCGTCTCCATCTGGGACGATTTCAAGGCCGCGGTGAAGTCCGTCCGGTCTTTCGTCGAGGATGCCTCGATGGAAGGTCAGACCTTCTCCGGCAAAAAGGCCGCCGAAGCTGGACTTGTCACCTCCCTGGTCAACGGCTTTGACGAGCTTATGACCTCCCTGAACGCCGCCGTCGCCGCGCAGATGGAAGCCGACGAGGAAAATGCCGACCGATCTGCCGGCGGTTCCGAACATGGAGAGCTCGTCGGCCACGACGACGACGAGGATGAGGATGAGGAAGGAATGAACCGCATGGCCTCGTCCCGCGCCCTTGGCTCCCTGTCCGCCTTGATCATGAGTCACCTGTCCGCCAAATCTGAGGAAGCCCCGGCGTCCCCAGGCGAGGGCGTTGAGCCCCAGCCGAAGGCCGACGAGGAGGACGAGGATAAGGAAAACGGCGAGGATCCGACCGCCCCCCAGACCAAATGCGTCATTTCCGACTTTGACGGCACAATCCGCGAGCCCTCGTCCGGGAAACTTATCACGGCCGTTGCCGGCCACCTGCGCCGGATGGCCGCTGAGGGGAAGGTTGTCCACATCGTCACCGGCCGTCTCGAGTCCGCCCGCGCCGAGACCGAGGATTATCTGAAATCCAACGAGGTCCCCTTTGCCAGCTTGCGGATGAAATCCGACGCGGCCGAAGCCACGCCTGGTTACAAGGTTACCGCCGTCCGCGCGATCGAGGCCGAGGCCGGCCTGGTGAAGCACATCGTCGAAAATGACCCCGACTGTTCCAGGGCTTATTCCGACGCCGGTTATTCCTGCATCCACCCGGACTCCCTGTCCGCGGCCGAAGCGGAAAGCGACGCGTCGAGCCGCCCCCTGGACACCGATCCTAAACAGGCGCGCGCTTGACTCCCGCGTAGGTTCATCACCAGCCCATGACTCTCGAGCAATCCCTGCAGGCCCTTAAGTCCGCCTTCACCAGCAAATCGTCGGAGGCCGAAAAGCTTGCCGCTGAAATGTCTGAGCTTAAGGCCAAAAACGAAACCATGACGGCCGAGTTCGCCGCTGTTTCCGAGAAGCTTGCCGCGTCCGCCGCGCTTGCCGTCGAGCGTGACTCCCTGGCCTCAAAGGTCGACGATCTCACGAAGGCCCTTGCCGCCGCCCAAGAGGTGAAGTCCCAGGCCGTCGCCCAAATCGAAAGCGTCGGAAAAGAGTCCGCGAAAATTGCCGCCGCTGTCGGCGTGTCTCCTGTCGAAATCTCCGCCGCCGATCAGTCCGCGCAAAAGTCTCCCGAGGAAATCTGGACCGAGTATTGCTCGATGTCCGACCCCGCCGCAAAGCTCGCCTTTTACAATAAGAACCGGGCCGCGATCATCTCGCACCTGGGCGTCAAATAATTTTCAACCCCCCATCCCAACTCCCTAACCCATGAGCAACTCCGTCCTCAACCAGGGCTTGGCTCCGCAGTTCGTCGCCGCAGAAACCCTGCGCACGCTCATCCCGGTCCTCGCCCCCCTGAACAAAATCGTGACCACCGACTTCAGCGCCTATGTCGCTGAAAAGGGCCAGGTCGTCCACACCCGCTACGCCGACGCTTTCACCGCGTCGACCTACAACCGCGCCACCGGCTTCGTTGCCGAGGACGCCGTGTCGAACGATGTGGCGATCACCCTGTCCGACCATAACTATGTCATGACTTCGTTCACCGACACCGAAGTCGCGACGATCTCCCTTGATATGCTTCGCCACGTGTTCATCGCTCCGATGGCCAACGCCACGGTGACGAGCATTTTCAACGGTGTCATCGGGCAGACGACCGCCGCCGCTTATCCTGGCACTCCTTTCTACTCCGGCACCAAGGCCAATTTCAACCGCCTTGCCATCGCCGCCGGCGCGACGAACATGACGAAGGCCAACCTGCCTTTCAGCGATCGCTCGCTCCTGCTCACTCCTGACGCTTTCGGCCAGCTCCTGCAGGACGCTTCCGTCGCTCAGTACCTGTCCATCGGTGACACCTCCGTGATCCGTGACGGCAAGGTTGGCCGTCTCCACGGCGTCGACATCTACGAGGTCAACACCTGGTCCGCGGCTCCTGCCGGCGAGCACCTTAATGGTATCGCGTCCTGTCGCGAGGGCCATGTCGTCGTCACGCGCGTCCCTGCCGCGCCGACCACCGGCGGTGGCGAACAGATTACCGTCCAGGACACGGACAGCGGCTTCGCTTTCTCGCTTCGCTCCTGGTACGACTGGACTGCCGGTCTGTCGAACCTGTCGGCCTCCTGGATCATCGGCCAGAGCGTCGGCAATCCGAACGCCGCCCTGCGCGTCGTTATCTCCGACCTCTAAAACTCACCCGCCACGCGCGGGAAGAGCTGAGGCCCCCTTTCGAGGGGGCCTCTTTTTTTGTCCAGGCCTTTGACTCCCGCGTAGGTTCATGGGATCCATCCAGAACGAATGGGCCGCAGACGCCGCCGAAATCCTAAACGAAATACCCAAGGCCGTGACGGTCCGCCGTGGCTCTGGTCCCTCCACTTCTTTCAATGTCCTAATGTCGGCGCCGATGGTCCAGCAGGACCTCGAGACCGGCGGCTTTCTGAATTCGACAAGCTACGATGTTAAATTCCTGAAGGCCGACGCCGATCTCAACCCAGGCGTCGTCGTCTACGGCAACCTGGTTTCATTTAACGGCGGCGACTACCGCATCGTCGCGATCAACGACCGCCCTCCGTCCGCCTGGATTATCGTCCGCGTCCAGACAAAGGCCGGCCCCGCCTGATGGCGATCACCGCCAACAAGGGCGTCGTCGTCGACGACTCCGCGCTGATGGCGCACCTGCAGGACTTCTCAAAGCTCATGGGCAAGGAGTTGTCCGTCGTCATCCGCGACCAGGCGGCGGCCTTCTGCCTCGACATGATTAAATATACCAGGCCTTACAAAACGAAGGGCAAAGGTATGGATAAGGACGCAAAAGATAAAGGTATCAAAAATGTCCGGGACTCCGTCTTTCATATTTTCAGGCCTCTCGCCCTGGCAACTTCGGAGCAGGTTGCCGCCATCGGACGGTTCGATGTTTTTAAAATGTGGGAGAAGCGCAACGGCGGATCTGCCGACGGTGCCAAATCAAAAAAGGTCAGGTGGGCAAAGTTTCAGCAGACTTTCGGCGGCGGGAAGTCTCTCCCTTTCATCGAGTCCGGCGACAAGGCCGCGCTCGGATCCATCCACACCTCTTTACGGCGCGACGGCGGCAGGGGTTCCCTGAAGTCCTCCGCGGCCGAGTCCGACGAGCCGTTTGCGATCGTCGCCCGCGAGAAGGACATTGAGAATTACGCAAAAATGAAGGCCCTCGATGTCGGCCTTTTAAAGTCAGCTTATTACCACGCCGCCCTCCGTATCCGCGCGGACATAAAGGGCGCGGCCTGGGTAAAGCATCCAGCCGGCGCGAGCAACGCGATCGGGGACGATAAAACGAATGTCCCGCTTCAGCCCTTCGTCGTCGTCGGAAACCTTAAAGGTCGACGCGGCATCACCGATTCGCTCGTCCAGGCCGCGCTCAACCATCGCGCTTATGCGATGCGCAACGCCATGGCCCGCGAGCTTAATAAAAATAAGGTGTCCTGGTGGTCCGCCACCGTGACCGGGCGCCTGTCTAAAACCTACCAGCACTTTACCTGATCTTATGCCGTCCCCCACCGTTTATGGCATCCGCACGATCGCGGAGCAGTCCCTTAAGGCCTGGTTTGATCTGAACGCCGCGATGCTCCCCGGCGTCGAAATCAACGCCGGCCAGACCGACGAGGTCCGGACCGTCCCCATCATCATCCTCCACGCCGAGACCGCACAGGCCCACCGCGACCTGGGGGCCACCCCCCTTGGCAATTTTGAGCTCACCGTGAAGGTCTATGTCTATTCTTCGGCCGACGACTCTACCCTGGCCCAGCACCGGGAACGCGTCGAGAACGCCCAGGCCATCTTGCAGGATGTCGCCGGCCTGCAATCCGCCTGGACCGAGGGCCAGCTTTACGCGGCTTGGATTGTCTCCGACGATGAGGGGGTTGCCGATCGCCGGTATGGGAATGTCCTGACCTATACCCTCGTCGCCGTCTACCCGCCGGCGGCTTGACTCCCGCGTAGGTTCAAGCCCTCTCGACCATGTCGCTCCCTCAAACCTACGGCCAACCTCATGTGTTCGCCCTGTATGATATCTCGTCGTTCATCACGCTTCAGTCCGACGGCATCAGCCAAAAGCCGGCCCTCGATGTTGAGGTCATGGATGAAACCGGCCGCGTCATCACCGACCGCCTGGACGACCTTCGCATTGAGACGACCCTTTCCGGCGTCCTAAAGACCGGCGCAACGATTCCTGAAATTGGCGATCGGCTTACTTACGACGCGATCAGTTATATCGTTAAGGATATTTCCGACGACGGCGTGAACAACGGTTTCCGCAAGGTCACCCTGAAGCTCGTCAAGTACCAGGAGATTGCCTGACCCGAAAGGGCGCACCGCCGTGGCTGACCGGTGGACTTTGGCGGCGACCATCCTCCCTCCGACCATGGAGGTTTGCGGTCGTCGTCTCCTGCCTTTTTGCCTTCGTCACCGAGTTGCGCTCGAGGCGATCGACTCTCCGATCTTGTCTTTCAGCCGTCCCTTCGGCGCGGCCGATGTAATCAACGCGGTTCGGATCCTTTCGACGCATGACATGGACCAGGCGCGGCGCCCTGTCTCGCTCCTGGACGGTTATCACTTCCACTCCATGCGCCTCAGTCCCCGGCGCCTGAAGCGCGAGGCCTCGAAGCTTGCGACCTATTTCCTGGCTCAGTCCCTTTGGCCTCGATTCTGGGAAAAGGAGACGAAGTCCAACAGCGGCGGCTTGCCCTGGCACCTGTCCGTCGTCGCTTGTCTCGTCCGGAACGGTCACTCGACTCAGGAGGCCTGGACCATGCCGGAGGCCGAGGCCATCTGGCTCCATGTCGCGCACTCCCGCGCGGCCGGGGCGGATGTCTCCGTCGTCTCCGACCGGGAATGGGAAGCCATGGAGAGCTACCGAAAAAGCGAAATTGCAAAGTCCGCCGGCGATCGGTTGAGTAACTGACATGGCCGACGATGTAAAAATCAAATTCGGGGGCGACTTCTCCGCCGTCGGCAAGGGCGCAGGAGAAGCCGCGGCCCAGGCCGGCACAGCCCTAAAGGGACAGCTTGCAAAGTTTGGGGAGGAAATGCTGACCCGCGTCGGCGCGGCTGTCGCCCTCACCGCGCTTTTTGACAAATTCATCGACCAGCTGTCGGCGGCAAATAACTATTTCAAAGAGCTTAACGACGCGATCGATAAGTTCGGCGGCGGCGGAGAGGAATTCCAGCGCGTCGCCGGCCTTGCAAAATCCGTCAGCGTCCCGATGGAGGTCGTCGCAAAGTCGATGGGCATTTTTTCAAAATACATCGGCTTGGCCTCAAAGGACGCAAAGGGTCACGGCAAAGTCCTCCGCGAGCTTGGCTTTGATAATGAGCAGATTTCTTCCGGCACGATCTCAGCGACTGACGCTCTCGCGGCCCTTGCGAAACAATTGAAGGAAACCGGGAACGAGAACCTCGTCGCCGCGAATGCCACGCTGATCTTCGGGCGCGCCGGCGCCGAGCTCATGCCGGTGATCCAGAAGGGGTCCCGCGAAATTAAACAGCAGGCCTCCGAGCTGACCGTCTATTCCGAGGCCGAGCTCCAGGCCGCCGAAGCCGCTGAACGCGCGGCGGCTCGTCGTCAGGCCGCTTGGCAAAAGTTTTTCCGGTGGCTGTCCCTGCAGATGGATGAAAATACCACTAAGGTCGTCGTCATGGAAACTGCGGCCGAAACCACAAAAGAGTTTGAAAAGAAGGGCCTGGACACGAAGTCGTCGGAGGGCCGGCAGAAGCTGATGTCCGAAATCATCGAGCGCCTTCAGGCCAAAGGCGTAGGCCTTGAGGCCCAACTTGTCGCCTTTGAGAAAATCAAACGCGAGCTTGCAGGATCCGTCGGCGTGACCGACGAAAAACGCGCCGAGCTGGAGGTTGAGCTTGCCGAAATGAAAGCGGCGATCGAAAAGGTAAAGAAGGGCGATGAGGCGAGCAAAGCGGCGGCTGTCGCTTCCGCCGGCGGCGGTCCTACTGCTCTCTCCGCGTCCTCCCTTCAGGCGATCGGCGGCGGCGACATTAATTCCATCTATGCCGGCGTCTCTATTCAGCAGGCCCAGCTCGACGCCCAGGTGACGACCGCCAACAACACGACCGTCCTGGCAAACCAGGCGAACACTCCCGACCGATCTGCCGGCCCGACGACTGTCGCTAAATAAAAACTATGCCCAACCCATCCCCCACCCGCATCGACTTTGGCAACCCTCTTGCCTCTCCCGGCGAGCGCCAGCCCACCGGCTCGATGAGCGTCGACTCTTATGGGCTTGTCCAGGCCCAGCTGACCTTTGCCTTGGACTCTGATCCGAACAACTTAGCCCAGGCCATCCTATGGTACTCTCCTGGGGTCGACTATCCGGACAACCTGGGGTTCCCTCTCGTCTCTTACAAGTATCAAATGTCCGCGTCGAAGGGCGGCGTGACGATGATCGTCGTCGACTACATGGGCGTGTTCCGCGAGTCCGGCGTCACGGATCCGCAGTTGACCGGCGTCGCGAACACGACGGCCCAGCCCATCGAGACTCACCCTAATTTCACCGAGGTCACCGACGACACGATCGGCACCGGCTCCCCGACTCAGCTCCTGGGCGGGAAGCCCCCCATCAACCTTGCGCCTGGAACGAACCCCATCTTCAACGAGGTTCAGAATTCAAACGGCGTCGTCACTTACACTTTCGCAGGATTCGGCGTGTCCGACACGGTAAACTACAAGGCCGGCATCCGTCAGTTTCTCCGGCCGATGGTAAATGTCCGCGGCATGATTTTCCTTAACCCTGCGAATGGTTACCGCGCGGCGGCGATGATCAACGGCGTCGGTCGAACCCTTTTCGAGTCCGATGTGACAAAGCTCATCGCTCCGACTGACGCTGTCGGCGCCCTGGCAGGGACGGACTGCCTGCTGACTTCGGCCAGCATCGAGTGCATCGGCAACCCTGATAACTATGCCGGCATAAAAGTGTCTTATGATATCATGGTCGGCGGCGAGCTTGGATGGGACCAGGATATTTACGGCGAGTTCCAGAATTCCATTTTCTAAAGATGGACGACCTTGGCTTTAACGGCGCCGGCTCCAGGTTCAACGCGCGGTTTGAGTCCGGCTCTCCCATCCTGGCAAAACAGCTTAACGACCTTGCGGCCGGCCTGCAGGCGTCCCTGCCTATTCCCTACCTGGGCGCCGGCCCCAGCGTCAGCTTCACCCCCGGCGGCTCCATCATCGTCGACAACACCGAGAAGCTGACGCGCACCACCCCTTCCGCCGATCTGGTCCAGCAGTTCGAGATGGCCGCCGTCGTCGTCGACGGCAACGCTCGTCTCCGCATCGCCAAGGGGTCCGTCGGCTTTTCCCAGAGCAATATGCCGCGCGTCCGGCTTGGAGGCCACAGCGACCAGCGGCAGGGCTGGATTGGGAAGGTTGCCGTCTATGGCTCCGGCGTCTCCCTGACTTCCGGAACCGGCGACCCGACCTGGATGGACGGCGGCGGCTATTATTCCTTCGCGTCCCCAGGGACTTATTATGTCACGATCGGAAAGTTTGATATCAGTCAGTCGAACGACGACACCGACTCCGAGCTGTTGAACGCCGAGGCGCCCTGGGTGTCCATCTTCAAGTCCGGCGACGACATTGAGGACATTATTTTTTCCGAGACCGGTCCTTCGCTTTATGTGAACAAGACCAATGTCCAAAAAATGACCGGCTACGACGCGGCGTCGACCGGCTTGTCCGGGGATTGGGGTAATTGTCACACCACCTGGTTCAACCCTGTTAAGTGGGGCTATGCCGTGAAGCTCATCGGCATCGTGACGGCGACGAACGACCCGGCGCTTGGCATGATTCTCTCCCTCGATCAGCACCTCGTCGGCCCGCTTGATCTTCAGGTCCCTATCCATTTTAACGGCACCACCCTTTGCAATCAGTCTGATCTCACCGAGGCCGAGGATCCGTATAACCTGAACAAAAACTCCACGCCCAAATGGGCCGACATCGTCAACTCCGCGACTCTTTCGGGAATGGACTCCCTCGTCGCCGCAAACGACGATTGGTATGAGGAATTCGTCGGCCCTGCCGACTGGACAGAATTGAATTACAGCTACCTCGTCCCGGCCAGCTGTGCCGCGCAGGACGACAACGCCTGCGAGCATCCTTTCCAATTCCACCCCTTCGTCGTCCCGAGCGGGGCCGGCGACCTGTTCCGCGCCAATGTTTGTTCCGGCATGGTCAACAACCTCGTCCCCTGGGACGATGTCGGCCCTGGCCGCTTGAAGCTCCCGGCGACCATCGACTTCCTGATCAACCAGGACACTTATATTTACCTGCGCCTTGGCACCGAGGCCTACGCGTCGAACAACCCGATCTTCCCGGTAACCGACGACACCGACGAATATTACCCGACGATCGTTCAGTCGCAGACCGCGCTCGTCGACACGGACGAGTATTGCTATATCCTGATGGGCGTGGCTCGAAACATTGGCGACCCGGAAAACTTCACCGTGGACCAGACCATCTCTGGCTCCGTTTGGGCCGAGCGTCTCAAGGTTGCCGACAACACCGCAACTTATTATTGGGCCGGCGTCTAATGGCCTACCAAATCGGAGGACCGAACGGAGGGGACCCTGGGAAAGCTCCGACCTGGGCCTCCCTGCGATCGCCACTTGTTCTCAACGCTTTCATTTGGAACGCGTCCTATACTCAGTTCTCTCGTCAATGGCCGGAGAGTGAGGCCAGCCCCCCTAAGTTTTTTAAATGGGAGAGTGGCTCTCTTTTCCGCGTCCAGAGGTTTGCGAGTCCGGCTTATTTCGGCATCTCAAATAATGAGGGTCCTGACCCGAGCATCGTCTATACTGCCTGGAATGTCGGCCTGCAGTATCCTTCCAGGACCGTGGACAACCATGACTTTCTTTCCCTCGTCGGGGAGGCCTTGGACACGGACATCGGCACCTTCATCATCACCGCCGCCGCGCACGATCCGAACCAGGGCGGGCAGACGCTTTCCGATCAACCTCCCGGCGGGACTGAGATTTACGCCATCGGGAACCTGACCGGCTTTTGACGCTTTGACTCCCGCGTAGGTCTATGAGCTCCCCCACGATCTCCTGGAAGCGCGGCAGTACCTTCGCCGCCCAGGTCATCTACACTCCCGGCGCCGGCGACCCTGCGACCCTTGATGGCGTCCTCGTCGAGTCGTCCGTCATGGACCACGCCCGCCAACGCTACCCGCTGACCGTGACCATGCTTCCCGGCTTTCTTGGCTTCAATGTCTACTTTGACGGCGACAGCTCCGATTGGGCCGCCGGCACCGCGGCCATCGACTACCGTTGCACCCTCGACGAGGTCGTCTTTTATTCGACGACCGCGCGCTTCACCATCGAGCCCCAGGTCACCCTCTAATGGCTACCCTCACCACCACCATCTCCTACGGCGAGCCGGCTGGCTCGATGGTAGCAACCTTGGGCGCTCCTGGCCCCGCGGGACAGGCGGCTACCGTCACCGTCGGATCCACGGCGACCGGTGACCCTGGCTCCGACGCGTCCGTCGTCAATGTCGGCACCAGCTCCGCCGCCATCCTGGACTTCACTATCCCCCGCGGCGACGCCGGCGGTCAAGGGCCGCAGGGTATTCCTGGCACTCCTGGCACTCCTGGCGCTCCTGGCGCCGCGGCCACCGTTGCCGCTGGCACCACGACCACCGGCGCTCCTGGCTCCGACGCGTCCGTCGTCAATGTCGGCACCAGCTCCGCGGCCGTCTTTAACTTCACGATCCCCCGCGGCGATGTCGGCGCTCAGGGTCCCCAAGGCGTCCCCGGCGTCGTCTCCGCCACCTCCCCTTTGAGCTACGACTCAGGGACGCAGAATATCAGCATCGACCTTTCGTCCTACCTGACGACCGCGTCGGCCGCGAGCACCTACCAGACGCTTTCAGGAATGTCGTCTTACCTGACGACCGCGTCGGCCGCCGCGACCTATCGCGCGTTGACGAACACCACTTTTGGTTATGTTTTCATCAGCGCGGCGAACCAGGGCTATATTTATGTAAACCCAAACCCTGCACAGTTTGAAACCACCCAGGGCGTCTATCAGTCAAAGGGTCTTTTGATCCGCGACGCATCGACCAATGTTCCGATCGCGAGGTTTGAGAAGGACCTGGTGCAGATCCCTCCGGAGGGCATCACCTTCAGCGACTCAACCGTTCAGACTTCCGCAGGCGTGTCGCTATCCGTCCTGGCTGACTATGCACAGCTCGCCGGCGCGTCGTTCACCGGGAAGATCAACTGCACTTCCGTCGATGGCGCGGCCGGCGTCAATGTCGGTATCGGCGGAACCTCCGCAAGCGCGACCGTAGCCGGCGACCTTTGGATTGCCACCGGCGGCGCGAACCTCAATTTCCGAGACGGAACAGGCGCGTGGAAGGTGTTAGCTTCACTTCAGAACGGCAATGTGTTCACCGCCGTCCAGACTGTCGATGTCACCAGCACCAGCACCGCCCTGCGCGTCACTCAGAAAGGGACAGGGAGTGCCTTGGTCGTCGAGGATTCAGCCACGCCTGACACATCGTCCCTCGTCGTCGATCCGAACGGCAATGTCGGCATCGGTGTCGCGTCCGGTTACACCTCGACCGCAAAGCTCGAGGTTGTCGGCAACGCGAAGGCCAGCACTTTTTCCAACGGCACCGGCCCGACCTTTGCCGTCGTCCAGACTTCCGCCCACACCGGCGGAGGCGACACCCTGGACCTGATCATCACCGTCGCCGGCGTCAACTACCGCGTCGGCCTTCGCCCCGCTTAACCCATGACCTACATCCTTATCTTCTTCGCCGGCGTCGTCGCCGGTGCCATCGCCGGCATCCTGGCCTACCGAAATAACCAGGCCCGCGCCCGCGACCTCGAGGCCCGCGGGAAGTCCGTCCTCGACGCGCTGAAGGGCCGCTGATCTCATGCGCCTGGACCTGCCGGCTTGCTTCATCCCTGCCGTCCTGGTCCTGGCCGCTTGCTCGAGCTCCGCGCCTGCAAAGCTCGACGCTCCGCCGCCCGCCCCCTCGTCGTCGGATCTGGCGCAGGTTGAGCAGGGCCTCGACACGATCGACTCCCGCGTCGCCGCCGCCGTCGTCGTCGCTCGCGAGCTCAACAAGGCCGGCCAACCTGCAAAGGTCGACGCCGAGCTTTCTGTCGCGTCGGCTTACCTCCCTTCCCCTGCCGAGGGCGACCTTGCCTTTGCCCGCCAGAGGTCCGAGAAGGCCTCGACCGCCGAGTATGACGCCCAGCTTAAAAAGGCCGCCGAAAAGCAGAAGGCGATGGAGGCCGCTTGGCTTGCCCTCGAGTCCCAGGCCGCCGCGAACCGGAAGGCCGTCGTCGACCGCGACGCCCGCATCTCTGATCTGACCGCCGAGCTGGACCGCGCGCGCCGTGACGCCTCCGAGTCCACCTGGACCATCACCGGGGCCGCGCTTGCGGTGATCGGCGCCCTTTGCACCGCGTTTGTCGGACCGCGCGCCGGCGTCCCTCTCCTATTGTGCGGCGCCTTTGCCGGCTCCGTCCCTTTCATCATCGAGTCTCCCTGGTTCAGCTGGATTGCCGCCGGCACCGCGGCCGTCGTCTCCTGCATCGGCATCTGGTTCATCTTCGACCTCGTCCGCGACAGGGTCAACGCGCCCTCCGATCCTGCGGAGGTTAGACCCGCCCAATCTCCGCACGACGATGGCCCGCCGAAAGAATAAGCCCCAGGCGGTCTTTTACAAAGAGCCGCACTTCACCTTCCGTAAACTTGGCCGCGCTAAACCGTCCCACGCCCCCAACTGCAAAACGCCTTTCGGGTATTGTTGGAAGGGCTACGGCGACATTCACCTGGATCCGCGCCAGCCGGAACATGAAATGATTGACACCGTCGTCCATGAGCTCGTCCACGACGCGCTCCCCTTTCTCGCAGAAGAGGCCGTCGAACCTATCAGCTCCCGCATCGCGTCGGCAATGTGGCGACTTGGCTATCGCCGCACGATCCGATGAGCGCCTCACCTGTCGAGCCCGACGCGCTCTCCGGTCCCTTTAAAGATGGGCTTGTCGCATCTACCCTGGGAGGTCTCGCGATGACGGCCCGCCTGCTTTTGTCGACCGAACCTGTCTCCGCCGGCTGGGTCATCCGTCGAGTCCTTGCCGCGGCGATCACGGCCGCGTTTGTCGGCTACGCGATAGCCGACCACATCCAGAGTCCTGGTTTGAAAATGGGCGCCGTCGGCGCGTCCGGATATGCCGCGCCAGAATGTCTGGATTATTTAATGCGAGCCATCAAAGCTCGCGCGGAGAAGGAGGTCGGATCCATCGAGAGGTCCGTCAAACCAGATGCAAAAAAGACGCCCGCAAAAAAACGACGCCGCCGGTGATCCGACGAACCTTTGGCTTGCCGTCTCCCTGCTGACTGCTTTTGCCGGCGTGTCCGCCCTGGCATCGGCTTTCATCGCCGGCTATGTCCTCGACCAGCTTCAGAGCACCGAGGCGCTTGCGCTGATCGTCACCGATGGGGGCCTTCGATCTGACTCCGCGGATCTGGACCGCAACCTGTCCTGGGCGACCCTTGCGCTGAAGGCCGTCCGCGACCTGGGGTGGGCATTGGCCGTAGGGTGCTTGGGGGTGGGCATCGCTGTCCTGGCCCGCTTTTGCCGCCCAAGGGCCGCCACGCGCCTCCCAGGGGGGTAAAACAGGGCGCCCTGGGGCCGATTAACCCCCTATTTCCCCTGGTTTGCCGCCCCCTCACTTTTTTTATCTTTTTTCTGCAATTTGCTTGCATGGTCCCCCTGTCGTCCCCTATTGTCCTTTTACTCAACCAACCAACGCTCCCAATGACCTCCCTCGACTCCCTCAACGAACCCCAGCAGAACGAACTCCGGATGCTCCTTCGCTCCGCCGCAAAGATGATCGCCGGCGTCCGCGAAAAGCTGGCCGACGACCAGCCCCTCTCGACCCGCGACTTCGCCGCCCTGTCCTCCGCGATCGTCGACCTGCAGATTGCCGTCGAGGACTACACCCCGGACGCCGAATAATTTGCCCTGCAAAAAACTTGCAACCGCCCTCCCCCTCGTCCACTCTTTCCCTACCAACCCAACCATGAACGCTCCCTCCGAAAAGTCTGAAAGCCAACTCAACTACGAGCTCGTCTCCGCCCTGGCGACGCTCCGCGCGATCTGCTCCGACACCCAGGACGCCGCGCGCGCCGTCTCTCGCGGCGCCGACTATGCCGGCGACGGTTCCTGCGTCCTGTCCGCCGCAACGATGGACCTGCGCTACGCGATCGACCGCGTCGTCGAAGCCGAGCGCGCCCTGGCTCGTTTCTACTCCGGCGAATAATTCCCGCTTTTACGATTAGCTTGCATAAGTCCTGCCCTTCGACTACTCTCTCTACCTTCCCGCCACCCATGAATGCTCAAAAACAAAAGTTCCACGCCGCCGGCCTGAAGGCCTTTAAGGTCACCTCCACCCGCGACTTCCCTGGTGTCGCAGTCTGGTACTTCCGGACCCGCGCCGACGCCGAGGCCTTCGCGATCGGCAACCCCGCCTGCGATCCGAACACCGGTTTCCTCCGCGGCCGCACGGACTACATCGACTATGTCGCCGTCCAGGTCCTGACGCGTCAGGCCATGCGCGATCGCCGCGCCGACGAAGCCGCGGCCGCCGCCCGCGACAAGGCCCGCGCCGCCCGCCCGCGCCGCACCGACCTGCCTGACTCCATCGAGCCCACCGAGCTTGGCCTCAACTACTGAGGCCGGCTTGCTCGTCTCTCCCTAACGATTCGACCATGAGAACCACAATCACGGCCCCGGTCGTCCGCGCCGCGCGCGACCTTCTCTCCGCCCCGCTTGGCTTGGACACCTGGTTTTATGTATCCAGGTTCAGGCGCCTCATGTCGAAGCACGGCAACCGTTGCCCTGCCTGCGACTTGAAGTTGTTTTCCCTTGCCAGGGGTATCGTCGCTTTCTCACAGTCCGCCGTGTCCCGATGAGCTACGATCTTTTCGCGGACGCCATCCTGCTCCCGGCCTGTCTCTCCTGGCTCCTTTACTCAATGCTCACCTATCGCGACTGATATGCCGAAGCTCAACGCCGATATTCGCCGCCGCGCCGCGGTCGAGTACCTTCTGTCGCTTGAACCGGGAGCGGACCTTTCCTCTCTCGTCGTCGACGATGAGACCGTGACGGCTCCCGGCGGCTACTCCTTCTGGCTTTTGACAAAAGGAGAGGCCCGCGACGCTTGGCTTACTCACGACAACTTGAGAAGCTTCCGCCTTTATGGTTTCACCTGGATTGTCTTTCCTCTCTAATGAGCGACCCTCGTCCCATCGCTTTTAAAGTTCGCACTCAGGGTAGGTGCGACGGATCTAAAGGAGGAAAGCTCCGCGACGGAACGCCTGGGGGCGTCGGCGCCCTTTGGTATCATGAAAAGGTTTTCACCATAGCTTGCCACGCTGATCAGTGGCTACTTGCCGGCAAAGGCACCGGCGGCTATCGGTACCCTTCCCCGACTCCCATGCACAACCCCATCCGTTACCTTTCAGTTTGTTCAGGCATGGAGGCCGCGACCGTAGCTTGGCACCCGCTTGGATTTGTGCCTATTGGCTTTAGCGAGATTGCCGAGTTTCCTTCCGCGATCTTAAAGCACCGCTTTCCCTCAACCCCCAACTATGGCTCACTCATCGACTACCAATCTTGGCCTCTCGAACCAGGTTCAATTGACCTTCTTGTCGGAGGCACCCCCTGTCAGTCCTTCTCCGTCGCCGGACTCAGGAAGGGACTGGATGACCAGCGTGGTAACCTGGCGCTCGTCTTTCTTGGACTTGCGGACAAGCTTAAGCCCCGCTGGATTGTCTGGGAAAATGTCCCAGGGGTCCTTTCATCGAGCGGAGGACGGGACTTCGGTTCCTTCATCGGGGCGATGGAGGACATCGGGTATCAGTTCGCATGGAGGGTCCTCAATGCTGAACACTTCGGAGTCGCCCAGCGTCGTCGTCGTCTCTTTCTTGTCGGATATCTTGGAGACTGGCGACCTGCCGCCGCGGTACTTTTTGAGCCAGAAAGCTTGCGCGGGGATCCTTCGCCGGGCAAACGCGCGCGGGAAAAGTCTCCCGCCGGCGCTGATGTCGGCTTTACTGAAGGCCGCGGCTCCTGGTGGGACGGAGGCCAAGTAAGCCAAACCCTCGACGCTGTCCTTTCTAAAGGGCAGACCATGCCTGAAAAAAATCGATTTCCCGCGGTGCTCCAACCGTCAGGATTTTCCTCGTCCATGGCTGTCCGCAAGATCACCCCCTTGGAGGGGGAGCGCCTTCAAGGGTTTCCTGACAACTGGTCCCGCATCTCCTGGAAGGGCAAACCTGAAGAGGATTGTCCGGACGGCCCTCGTCTAAAAGCCATAGGCAACTCAATGGCCGTCCCTGTCATGCGCTGGATTGGCTCGCGCATCTCCGCCGTCGACTCTATCCTTTCCTCCCATGCCCAACCCTAAAACCAAAAAGTCCACCCGCGCCGCGCGCCTGGAAGCCGAGCTTACCGAGCTCGAGCTCCGCCGGCAAATCGACCTCGTCGTCGAGGCCTCTCCCCGCGAGCTTGATCGCTACAGTTTGTGGGCCTGCACCTGGAACCCAGCCGGCAAACCGGGGCTTCACATGAGGTGCCTTGATCAGTCCTCGACCGCGCGCGGCTTTGCCTGGTCGACCTCGACCGCGTCCGTCTCCGTTTTCTTTAAGTATCACCGGTGCCACCACCTCGTCGAGCGCCGCGTCCGCGGATCCGCGACGACCTGGAAGGTCCACGCCAACCCCTCGATGCCTTTCTGACCATGCTCACCGTCGTCCGCCCTGGCTCCATGCCGCGCTTCTGGTACCTCAACCCATGGGCCACCGCCCGCTACCTCCACTCCGCCGCTGTCGCGCTCAAGGCCTACGCTGATCGCGTCGACCGCGCCCTCGACCTGCAGGCCCGAGTCATCTCCGATCAGTCGGCCGAGATTGTCCGGCTCCGTCGTCGCGTCACCGATCTGCACGACTCCATCGTCGCCGGCCGAGCCATCATCTCCGACGCTGAACCCTTTGAGGAGCTCGACGACCATGCCTGACGAGGTCTTTCGGTTTTCCCATGTCCACTCTTTCGTCACCATGCTTTACGAGTGCTATGAGCTGAACGAGAGGATCCTGGCCGGCGACATCATCTCCGCAAAGGCCGCACTCCCGAAGGCCAGAAAGCTTTGCCTAAAATATTCGCGCCTGATGGCCGGCGAGGGTGCGTCGAATATCCACCTGGACCCTTATGTAGCTTCCGGCGGTTGGCTTGGCTTGTCCTGGTCCTACTCGATCGGTGACTTCTCCGTCCAGGGGGCGCAGACCCCTCGTCGTCCATGAGGGGGTTCACCGTCGTCGCGCTCCTTCTCCTGGGGTGCTCCGCCGAAGCCCAGCACGACCGCCGGCTCCTGCAGGCCATCGGAACCGTTGAGTCCGGCATGGACCGGCTTGCCGTCAACGGATCCGCCCGCGGCGCCTACCAGGTGAAACCTGCCGCCTGGACCGACGCCTGCGCCCAGCTTAAGGCCGAGGGGCGACCTGCCTATCCCCTGACCCGATGGCGGGACGCTGTCGCCCAGGACATGATCGCCGCGGCTTACCTGCGCGTCATCCGCCGGCATCTCCGCGCCGCCGGCCACGCCGATCCGTCTCCCGAGCTCCTGGCCCTTTGTTGGAACCTGGGGCCGACCGGGGCGGCCGACCGCGGCTACCGTCCGAACGACTACGCCGTCCGCGTCTCAAATGTTTTCCGGCTTGCAAGGTGACTGCATCGGCAGGATAAACCTACCCCTCATGCCCGACGACCCTTCTCCCTCTTTCATGATTGTCGCCGTCGACCCTGGGGTGAACGGCGCGATCGTTTGGAAGCACAAGGGCGTCGTCACCGCCGTCCGGATGCCGCCGACCGACTTCGCCGTCGTCGAGCTCCTGGCCGACCTTTCCGCCAGGTCCCCGCTGATCGAGATTTTCATTGAGCTCCCGCCGCTTTACACCGGCCGCAATATCCCCGGCTCCGCCATCGCGAAACTTTACGGCAACTACGCGCTCATCTACGGCGCCGCTGTCGCGCTCAAATTCAAGGTCCGTCCTGTCCGCCCACCCGAATGGCAGAAGGCCCACCCTGTCGGCAAAAAAGGCGACCTGACCACGACCCAATGGAAAAACAAATTGAAGGCCCGCGCCTGCGAGCTCTTTCCTGATCTGCCGGTGACCCTTTGCACCAGCGACGCGCTCCTGCTCCTGGATGCCGCCATGCGAGGCATGGTAAACTGACCTCGACTTTCCCTTAATGAAAAAGCCCAAACCCACCACCCTGGCCGCCGAGTCCGTCGTCAAGCAGATCCCTGGCACGAAGTATGTCATCCTGCCCGACAACACGGTAGCTCGTCGTCTCACCTCTCGCACCGTTTGCGGGAAGGTCTATTTCAACTTGATCATCGACGACAAATACCTGACCGTCTCCGTCGATAAGCTCCCCGATCTTCTCCAGGCCCGCGCCGGCGCCTGATTGCTCTCCCACCACCATGCCCAAAGACCAACCCACCGCAACCACCGCGCGCCAGGACCTCGTCGCGTTTCTCAACTCCATCGGCAATGTCCACGCCGATCGCGTCAATCCTGCCTTCCGGTCGAGGTACGCCTCTCTCGCGGAGGTCCTGGACACCGTCAAGGGTGTCGCCGTGAAACACAACCTGGCCGTCCACCAGACGCTCCAGAGCTACGACGGTCAGGTCCGCGTCTCGACCGTCTTTCTGCACAACGACGGCACCGAGTACCTTGCCGGCTCCCTGGCCGTGAAGTCCGACGGCCTGACGCCCCAACAGCTTGGATCCGCGCTCACTTATCTCCGTCGTCAATCCCTGCAGACCGCCGTAGGCGTCTCGACGGATCTCGACGACGATGGGGCGTCCGCGTCCGGCGCTCGTCCTGCTCCTGCCGCGGCGCCGGCAAAACCTGCCGGACCCTGGTACTCTTTCCTCTCCGCCCTGGAAGCCGAACGCGCCCACGCCTATTGCGTCTCGAAGGGCTGGCTCCCGCCGTCCGCGGCCGACCTGTCCGAGCTTCCCGCTGATCGCGTTGAGCTCATCCTCTCCAACAAGCCGGCCTTTATGAAGGCCATCGGCCGATGAGCTCGCGCCTGAAATGGGGCGACGCAAAGTCCGCGGCTATCGCGGCCCAGGCCCAGGGCCTCACGGCTCCGACCGCGGCGCGGCAATTCGGCGTTAAGGTCAATTCCATCTATCGCGCCGCTGTCCGGTGCGGCTTTCGGTTCGTCTCCCCCAATGCTCCCGCTGTCTACCGCCATGTCCGACGCACGATCTGAAGACCTTGCCCGCCTGCAGGCCGAGGTCGATCGTCTCCGTGCCTCGTCCTTCGTGACTGCCGTGCCTGTCGATGAGTACGAGAAACTCAAGGCCGAGGTCGAGCGTCTGGACACCCTCTGCAAGCAACTGATGGCGCAACACTCCGACATTTCCTGCGAGAACATCATGCTCCGCGAGGCCGGCGACGACCTTTGGTATTGTATCCGCCACCGCGACTTCGACCCGGACGCCATCTCGACCTGGCAGGAAGTCCGAGGCGGTGTTCCAAAGGGAGGCCACTTCCCCGATGCCTGAACGACCTGCCACCCCTCCCGCGCTGATGGCGCACATGGCCGCAAAGATGCCGCGCCGATCTCACGCACTTTTCCTGGTGATTGACGGCCGCGTTGAAAACCCAGAGTTTGTCGTCCACGACCTGGACTCCTATCGCGAGGAGCTTTGGAAATGGAAAAGGAAAGAGGTCCGCGCCGACGGCCGGCACATCGAATTTTGGGCCAAGCACGACTCCGAATTCTGCCGGTTCAACCCTAACGCCGTATGACTCCCCTCCGACCCCAGCCCCCCATTCCCCCCGGCATCGTCAAACGCTCCGCCCAGGTCCCTCAACCCTTCGCCCTTTTCCTTTTGCTCGACGGCATCCCTTACTGCGAAATTGCAGAACGCCGCCGATCTGACTTTGAGTCCGCGCTCGTCTCCTGGCGCCGCGTGAACCTCCCGACGCTCGTCCGGTCCCAGGTCCGGTACTTCGTCCGTCACAAAGACCTTGCGCTGACGGAGGTCCGGCCGTAGTCCTTTGCCCATGCCAAACCGCGACGCCATCCGACGCCAGCTTGCGATCATCGACGACGCGCTTGGCTCTTTGGAGTTTTACTGCGAGACGGAAATTGTCGGGGACGATTGCCGGCACCTGCTCTCCGACATAAAAGGCGCCCAGCGCCAGCACTCCCGAACCGACGCCGATAAGGTCGAAGAGTCATGGGATGTTAAACCCATGTATGATCGCCTGAAGCTCGTCCAGGGTTCGCTCCGCGTCCTGCGGAACAACCTCGACCTCTCCGACGCCGCCGTCGAGAAAGCCCTCGACGCTTGTCGCGAGGTTTCCTCATCGCTCGAGCAGGACGACGAGGACGACGACCTTTAATTTTCACCCACCAACCACCATGCCCACCATCCCCGACAGAAAAACCTACCAGGCCCTGGCCGCGCTCAACTTCAGCGGCTCAAAAGAGCTTCTGAAATCCGGCGCTCACTTCCAGAGCTACCTCACCCGCCAGCATGAGGAAACCAAAGCCCTGCGCCTTGGATCTCTCACCCACGCGCTCGTCCTGGAACCGGACACCGTCGACGCCCGCTATGCCGCCGCGCCTGAATGCGATCGTCGGACGAAGGACGGGAAAGCCAGCTATGATTCCTTTGTCGCGGCCGCCGCCGGAAAGACCGTCGTCACGGCTGACGAGTTTGAGCTCGCACAGAATGTCGCCCGGTCGATGCGGCGCGCGCGCGAGTCCCTGGCTGTTAGTTTCGTCGCGACCGAAGTCATGCTCTCCGTCGAATACAACGGCACCATCCTTAAATCAGCGATCGACGCTGTCGGCTCCGACGGCTACCTGTATGACCTAAAAACGGCCGAGTGCGCTTCCGCGAGGGGGTTCCTTCAGTCCGTCCGATCCTACAGCTATAACTTGCAGGCCCACTTTTATCGCACCGTCTATCAGGCCGCCACCGGCGAGCGTGTCCGCGGCTTTAGGTTCATCGTGGCCGAAAAGTCTGAGCCATGGGCCTGGGCCATTTATGAAATCGGTCCGGAACTCATGACCTTCGCCGCCCTGGAATTCGAGGACGCCGTCGTCAAGTATCGCTCCTGCCTTGAGCTCGACGCTTGGCCTGGTTATCCGTCCGAGGTTCAGGTCGTCGATGTAAACGCAAAGTCCGCCGCGTCCACCCCGATCAATTTCGCCTGATGTTCCCTTTCCAAAAAGACCCGGCAAAAGAAATTGCCGAGGTGACGGCAGGATGCATCGGCGCTCTCACCACGCTCGTCTACCGCGTCGCGATCGGCGCGGCCGCCGTGAAGGTCCTTTTCTTTCTCTGATCTCCCCCCACCCATGAACGCACCCAACAACGACCGCCCGCCCCTGAAGAACATCGACAAGGCCGGGACCTACTCCTTGAAACTCATCCGTCCGAAGGACGAGGCCAGGTTCAAAAAGAACGCGCGCGGCTTTTCGTCCGTCTCGCTTTTCTTTTTGGACAACGACGGCAACTGCCTCACCAAAAACTTCAGCGTCGAGTATGGCAAAGGTTTGGCGATGGTCATCGGCAAATTCTCCGGCACCTACGCCCCGACTCCGTCCGACCAGATGTCGATCGAGCAACTGATCAAATTCTGCGACCCTGCTTTCGGCAAAGTCGCGACCGTCGAGCTCGAGGTCACGGAGAACGGCGAATGGCAGGGCAAGCCGCAGTATCGCTATTCGTTTAAAAAGATCACCGGCCGCGACACGAAGCTTTACGGCTCCGCGCCGTCGTCGTCCCCTGCCGCCGAAGCCACCCCGCCCGCGGATCCCTTCGCCCCAGGCCAGGATGTCCCCTTCTGATCTCACGCCGGTCCTGGTGCTCATCACCGGGGCCGCGCGGTCCGGGAAGGACACCCTTGCCGACGGCCTTATCTCCGGTGCCGCCAGCCCTGTCCACCGCTTAAGGTTCGCTGACCCCCTCAAGGACGCCGCGGACGACTTCATGGCCTGCCTTGGCCTGGACCGTCACGGCTCTTTCCTGAACGACGGTTTCAAATCCCGGCACCGGTCTTTCCTGGTTTCCGCCGGCACATTCGCGCGCTCCCTCGATGTCGATGTATTTGCCTACCTGCTCGTCCGGCGCGCCGAGGCCTTCGCGATCGGCGTCGCTCCTGTCGGCTTGCGGCCTGTCGTCGTCGTCTCCGATTGGCGCTATCTCAACGAGCTTAAGGTTGCCAGGTCCGTCCTGGGAACCGCCGGCTGGCGCATCGTCACGGTCGATGTCGTCACCTCCGGCAATATGCCAGCCAACGAGGAAGAGGCGCTGTCCCTGGCGGAGATCCGCCGCGACATGGTCACCGACCTGTCCTTTGTTTTCGCCCCCGACTCCGCCGCGGCGATCAAACGCGAGGGCATCGAGCTTGCGCGATCCCTTGCCATCTGACCCCGCGATGGTCTGCCTCTCCGAGACGCTGAAGCGGCAGGCCTTTGTCGCTCGCGCCGAGCTCCTGGGGCTTTCCCTTGCCCGCGCTGAATTCCTGTCCCGGTGTTCCTACACTCAGGTTGCAAAGCTTGAGGCCAACCGGTCGAACCTTATTCCGTATGACCCTGCCGTCCTGATCCGCGAGGCCTTTCGCATCGGCATCGGCTTTCGCGACACCGCCAGGATGATGGGCATGACCGCCTCCGAGCTTAAGTCCTACGGATTGCCTTTCCCGCGGCGATCGAAGTATCGTCCGCCTGTCCGCGGCACCGGCTACACGCTTTTCCCGCCTGAACCAATCCGCACCGATGTCTGCCGCCGCTAAAGCCCCCATCCGATTCGTCGCCGCCGGTGACAACCATGGCGACATGGCCGACCCTGATGCCGTCGACGCCCTGCGAGAATTCTGCTCCGACTATCGGCCCCAGCACCGCATCCACCTGGGCGACTGTTTCGATTTCAGGTCCCTTCGCCGCGGAGCCGGCAACGATGCCGAAGCCGCTGAGTCCCTTCGCTCTGATCTCGATGAGGGTATCCGTTTTCTCCGGATGTTCCGTCCGACCGTCTACCTCAAAGGCAACCATGAGGCGCGCGCGGCGAACCTTTCTCACAGCTCCGGTTCCGCGCTCGTCCGCGATTACTGTCAGGACCTCGACGCGACGATCACTTCGGCCGCAAAGCAGGCCGGCGCAAAGGTCGTCCTGGATTATCACGCCGAGGCCGGCGTCTATCGTTTAGGTCCTGTCGCTTTTATTCATGGCTACGCTCATGGCCTTAACGCCACGGCGCTTCAAGGGTCCCACTATGCCTCTCGCGGCGGCGCCCTTATCCACGGCCACACTCACACGCTCTCCCAGGTCAACCTGACGAAGCATGGAGGCGGCGCGGCTTTCTCCGCCGGTTGCCTTTGTCGAAAAGATGCGATGAGCTATGCCAGCGCGCGGTTGGCAACGAGCAGATGGGGTTCAGGATTTGCGGCTGGATGGGTCGACGGCGACGATTGGAAGGTCTTTCTGGTCCACCGCGTCGGCCGCCGGTGGATCTGGCAGACCGATCTCAAACTATACACCCCGAAGCCATGAAAAAAGGGCGCCTGCTTTATTCCCGCGACGACCTCGACGATGTCCTGAAGTCTGTCCTGGCCGAGATTCATAAGACCGAGGAAAAGCCGGCGCCAGGGTTCCTGACCAGAGGCCAATGGTCTGTAAAATGGAAAATGTCGCCGGCCGTTGCCGAGCGTTATCTTCGAGTCGCCGTGAGGTCCGGCCTGCTCGTCGAGCGCGAGTATCGCGTGATCACGCGCGGCCGTCTCCGCATCATGAGCCACTTCGGTCCGCCCACCCGCCCGCGTCGTCGAGGCAAACCAACTTGACCCGGCGCGCTCCTGCGCCCAAACCAGCCAACCATGCCCAACCCTCCCGCATCCCTCGACGCGGAACGCCACCTCATCGGCGCCACCCTCCGAGACGCCGTCCCTTTTCCTGCCGGCCTTCTCCCTTCCGACTTCTACTGTCCGAAGCACCAGGATATCGCCGCCGCCATTTTGTCCCTGGAAGCCGAGGGCGTCTCCGCCGATGAGCTCACGGTGTCCATGCGCCTGCGCGACCGAAAGTCCGTCGTCGACGCTTTCTATGTCTCCGAGCTTACTTCCGCCGTCGGCGCGTCCCTGCTCAACCCTGCCTGGACCGCCGAAATAGTCAGGGCCTCGTCGCTCCGGCTGATCGCGTCGACCGCGGCCAGAGTTGCCGAGCTTGCCGCGGATCCGTCCGCCGACCCTGCCGCGCTGTCCGCGTATGCCGAGGGTTCCCTCCGATCCGTCGAGGCCAGGTCCACGCCGAAGCCAGGGCCTCGTCGAATGATGCCCGATGAGCTTATGGCCTTTGACCGGTCTAACGACCCCGACTGCGTCCTGGGGAACCGATGGCTTTGCAGGGCTGGCTCCGCGTTGATCGTCTCGCAGGCCGGCGTCGGCAAGTCCTCCCTGATGATGCAGGCCGCTATCAATTGGTCCATCGGCGGCCGACGCGACTTCTTCGGCATAAAGTCCAACCGCCCACTCCGCGTCGCCATCCTGCAGGCCGAGAATGATTTGGGGGATGTCGCGGAGGCCTTTCAGGACCAGGTTGCCGGCGCAAAGCTCTGGCCCGACGAACGCGCCGCCCTCGACGAGAACCTTGCCATTTATCGGGACACAACATCCGTCGGCCCTGCTTTCCCTGGCTTGCTCCGCGATCTTATCCGCCTGCACCGCGCCGACCTAATCTTCGTCGACCCCCTTCTCTCGTTTGCCGGTATCGATATTGCCGATCAGGAGCAGGCGTCCCGCTTTCTCCGCCACGATCTGAACGCGGTCCTGCAGGAGACCGGTTGCGTCCTTATCGCGATGCACCACACCACGAAGCCCCGCGCCGCCAAGGACAAGGAGGGCCAGACGATCGCTGACCTGGCCTATTCCGGGGCCGGCTCGTCGGAGTTTGTTAATTATTTCAGAGAGGTTGCCGTCCTCGTCCGTCAACAGGGCGACGCGCCTGTTTTCAAATTCGGCCTGACGAAACGCCGCGGCCGCGCCCGCCTGAAGGACCTCCATGGGGACTTCGCCGGCGAGATTGCCATCCGCCACTCCCGCGTCCCTGGGGAGATCCGATGGGAGTATGCCACTCCTGACGAGCTCACGCCGCCCCCAGGCGCCGATCCCAGCCCCGCCAAGGCCCCGCCACGGCGCCAGGACTGGTAAATCGGCCCGACACCCGCCCCACATCCCTGACCACCTTCACATCCCTGGACCACCTGTCCTGGCCTTTCCGTCCTTTTTTGCCCTTTGGCTCGTCATGGTCGACATCCTTTGACACCCCCCCCTCAAATGGCCGGCTTAATTGGCCGATCTCACGCCCAGGGGACTGCCCTGTCAAATGCCCTTCATTCCCTCCACATTTTTTTATTCCATCGGCGGCCAACAGCTCGTCCGAGCTTCCCATTTTTCTGGCCCACAGGCCGGTACATATCCCCCAAAATCCCCACAAATAATCCGCCAATAATGGCCCTTTTTCTCACACTTTCCCGACCACGATCACCACAGTTTGGAGAAATCAGCCCATTTAGCCCTGTTTTCTCGTTTTTTGCTCATAAAAACCGCATTATATCCTTCCCACAAATTGATAAAAATCCATCGATTTGGGGCCGTTTTCATCGACATATTGCCGTGATCATGACGGCCGTTTTCCCAGCTTTCCCGCCGGACAAGGCCTTTAGTTGCGCCGTCGTCATGGCCTGTTTCAGCCCTCAACAACGCCGGCCACCGGCGGATCCATCGGCCCGCCGGCGCCGGTGATCGTCTACACCTCCCGACCCCCTTCATCCCCCTTCACTCCATGCCCACCTTTCCCGCCTTTCCTGGCCCCCTTTCAGGGCGGTATAATTCCTGGTATAATTCCGTACTCTCTCTAAAGAGAGAGGGGGTACTTCGCTCACCCCCCTCTCGCTCCGCGAGGGGGTTCGCTCGTCCCTGCTGACGCCATCCCCCCATGCCTCGTCGTCCCCTTTCCCGCGCCCAGCTCAGGCAGGTCCACCAGGCCCGCAAATGGGCCGAGCTATGGAGGGCGGATCCTGCGAAGATGGAGGCCTGCCGAAAGGCCGCCACCGTTGCCGCGGCCCAGGCCAAGGCCCGCAAAAACGACCGGCTCCGAGAGCTCGTCTCCCTTTGGCCGGCAACGATCGCGCCTGCCGATCTGAAGGCGCTCGTCCTCGAGCTCTCCCTGGCTCCCTCTCCTTATCGCCGGCGGCGCAGTTACAATCCGCGCTCCATTTTGAACCGTCTCCGGCGCTGTCTCATGCTCTCCTTTGACCATGCCACCGGCCTGTGGACAAACCGTTGCAGGCCATGAATTGAAAACCTGCAAAGTCCCGGCATATCTATCCTGGTGTCCTGGCTCCACGCTCACGCTCCTATCGACCCGAAGGTTGCCGCGGCTTATCGCAAATGGTGGGCAGGCCTGACGCGTGAAGAGAAGAAGTCGCTGATCGCTTCCGGCGCTTTCAAAGCCGACGACCCTGCCGGCACCGTGTCGTCCAGGTCCCGCGTGAACGACACCGTATTCGACTTCTCCGAGGTCGAACGCCGCGAGTTGTTCCGATCTCACGGCCGCGACTGGGACCTGCCGTTGACCGACGAACAAAAGCTCACCCCTCCCGAGGCCCTGGCCGCCGCCGAAGAGCAGGCCAACGACCCGCGCATCCGTCACCTGGACCTGGCCTCCATCCGTCTCCGGGCCACCCTCCACTTCATCCTGCGATCAATGGAACGCTCGTCGGATCCGTCGATGAAGCTCGACGCCGAGGTCGTCCGTATCGTCGTCGGTGAAGGCCAGCCGCCGAAGATGGCCGAGCTTGCTCGTCGTCACGGCGTGACGAAGTCTGCCGTCTCGCAACGCTGTTGCACCTTGCTCCGTCAACTTGGCCTTGAGCCGTCATGTTTCATGCGACCCAGGGACGAGGTTCAGTCCATGCGCGTGTCCGCGATCCTCCGCGCCGAGGGCATTGAGCTGTCCCCCGACTCTCTGGCTGTCCAGGCCCGCAACCGCCGGCACCGCGGGCGTCCATCCTCTCCCCCCCCACCCCCCCGGTAAGGAGTCTCCTTGACTGTGACATAGTAGCGCATTGCGGCCGCGAC